TATCTTTAATCATGCCGGCGAGTCGAAAAAGATCCTAGTGGATCTGCATTCTTGCTGTACGATTGAGAATCTCAAAGCTCAGGTGCAATCTGTGGTCGCGTCATGGGATGCACGAGGTCAACAATTGATTGAATCTATCATGAAAGAGGTGACAAAATGAAGCCGCAAATCCGTTTAATAATGCCAGAAAACATCCGAAACGACGTGAAAGATGAAAAGTTCCACGTCCAAGTTACAAATAAATCGACTGATTCTATCGAGATATATTTAACGGGCGAAGTCGGTGACGAATACACACAATCAGATTCAGCATCTATCGCAAAGATCCTGTCAGCCAATCGTGGCAAGGCAGTCACGATGCGAGTCAACAGCGGCGGAGGTTTGGCCTTCGATGGCCTAGCAATTTACAACGCACTAGCACAGCACGACGGGCCAACGACAGGGATTATTGAGGGACTGGCAGCGAGTGCAGCGAGCCTTGCGGTGATCGGGGCCGACACGGTAAAGATGCACGCAAACGCAACGTTCCACATCCACCAAGCACTAGGCGTGGCGATCGGGCATAAGCAGGAAATGCTCGATATGATCACATGGCTGGAATCATTCAATGCAGCCGCCGCTGAGACCTACGCAGCGAAGACCGGCAAACCGATTGAATACCTTGCGGCGGCAATGCTTGGTCAGTATGGCGACGGCACGAAATACAACGCGGAACAAGCGTTCGACATCGGGTTCGTGGACGAGATTATCCCATTCAAAGGCAAGGCTAAACAAAAAAACGACACGGGCGAGAAGGCCAATTACGTGTCGGCACGGTACAGAATTACTAAATTGCGTTGACACCAACGCCAGTTTACAATAACGTCACCACCTACAAGCGGTCGAACCTGTCACATGCGTGACATCCGATAGCAACCATCGACTCCGATTCTGAATGATCAGCGTCAGTCGTTAGCGTCATTTCCTTACCGAAATAACGCCAGCGATCGACGCTGTTTTACGTTGATCCTGGCTCAAATAGGATCAATTCAATGAATCGTAATGAGACGATCGTGGGCCTGCGGGCATCACGACAGGCCAGCATGGACGCAGCAGATGCTATCCTTGCAGGCTCAAAAGATGCCAGCATGAGCGATGAGCAGACGCTGGAAATCAACAAGCATCTGGATGCCGCCGACGCATTTGGCAAGCAGATCGAAGCCGAAGCACTCAAAGAAGCCGCCGCGACAGCAGCAGTCGGGCGACTTGAAACGATGAAACGACAGCCAGCCAATCCACAATTGGCTAATGCTGTAAGATCCGGCAGCGGAATCAATCCAATGCCACAGGGTGCGATTGCGGCACGCTGGACGGTGCCAGCAACAGCACGTAAGGCACTGTCAAACTTGACGGCGTTCTCGGATGAGCGTGAAGCCCGCGGCTTTTCTCGTGAAGAAAAGGCCTATCGGTTTGGCCAGTTTGCTCTAGCAAAAGCCAGCCGAGATCTGCCTTCAATCTACAACTTTCGCGACGCGACACGGTTCTGTCACGAGCAGGGTTTGCTGCGGAATTCACATTTCGAAGGCGGCAGCGACACAAGCGGATCGCATATCTTCGTTCCGGAAGAATTCGGCAGCGATATGATCAAGCTGCGTGAAGAATTCGGAGCTGCACGCAAGCTGTGCAAGATGGTTCCGATGTCATCCGACACACGCACAGATCCACGATGGGTCAGCGGTTTGACCAGCAGTTTCACCGGCGAAGGGTCGGCGGCGTCTGAGTCAAGCATGGTGCATCAGACAGTACGTTTGACTGCTAAAAAGATGACATGCCTTTCGACCTATTCCAGCGAATTGGACGAAGACTCAGTCATGGATTTTGCACAGACATTGCAGACGGAAATGGCGTACAGTGACGCACTGAAAGAAGACCAATGCCTAGTCGATGGCGACGGAACTTCAACCTACGGTGGAATCCGTGGTCTGAAATCTCAGTTTGCCACCACAACGATTGGCACGGCTCCCGGTTATCGTGACGCAACAGGCACGACTTGGGGCGCTATTACTTTGACTGATGTCACAACACTGATTTCAGTGGTGCCGGTCTATGCTCAGGCAGGGATGCAGTTCCTATGCTCCAGCCAATTCTACTATCAGGTGATGGTGCCTTTGCTGAACGCAGCAGGCGGTGTCACTGGTACGGAATTGCAGAACGGATTCCGCAAACCAATGTTTCAGGGCATTCCTGTGATGTTCTCACAGGTCATGCCAATTGTTACGGCAACCAGCGGCATCATGGTCATGCTCGGTCGATTCGATCTATCGACTTCGTTCGGTGATCGACGCCGGCAGACTATCGAGTTCAGCCGTGAGGCTACGATCGGTTCGACGAATCTATTCGAAAGCGATTTGGTCGCTGTTAAGAGCAGCCAGCGAATCGACATCAACGTCCATTCGATTGGCTCGAACAGTGAAGCAGGGCCAGTAGTTGCGTTGGCAACAGCGTAGCGATGACATGATGCAGGGCGGCATGTGTCGCCCTGCTCTTTCAGATAATAAATCTCTAGGAGATCCAATCATATGCTCCCTTTTCGCAACATCACTCACAGCCAGTTAATTGCTGCACGAGCAGTAACGAACAACCAAACCGCAACGGCTAATCTCGACACAGTCGGGGCTGATTACGCCACGATCATCGTGAACATCAGCAGCGAAGCCAACACGAACGCAGTCGGGCCAACAATCAGCCTGCTCGAATCGGACGACACAACTGCAAGCAACTTTGCAACAGTCACAGCGATTATCACAGGTGATGCCGTGGCAGCGAAGCCGATCGTTTACGGTGTCGATCTGCGTGGTCGCAAACGATATCTGCGTTTGTCGATCAGTTCAGCGACTGCCACGAACGACAATTTCACAGCCTCGGCAGAAGCAATTCTGTCCCGTCTGTCACAGGGGCCAGTAGGCACCACTTCCGTTACTTCAACGAATGGCGTCGCACGGTTCGTGTAAGTTAATCTGAATCTTTCGCTCCATGTCTTTTGACATGGAGCGGAGGGTTTTTTATCGGCAATTGAGGAACTATGACGCAACCAATCAAATTAAATATCGGTGCTGGCTCCACAGTCATCGAAGGCTATACCGCGATTGACCGCAAACTAGGAAGCGAAGCGTATCCGTTGCCGTATCCCGACGGTTCAGTGGATGAGATCCGGGCCAGTCACATCCTTGAGCATTTCACCTTTGGTGAGGCACAGGAGGCGATGGCCGAATGGTCGCGAGTGTTGAAGCCCGGCGGAAGAATTCGAGTGAGCGTGCCGGATGTGGACAAGGTTCTGGCAAGCGATAACAAAGCGGAGCGATTGTTTTGGCTAATGGGTGGCCAGATGCACGAAAACGACATTCACAAATCAGCCTATGACAAAGCTAGGTTGAGCGGAATCATGCGGCAAAACGGAATCAGTGGGATCAATGAATGGGTGTCGCACAACACAGACTGTGCAGCAATGCCAATCAGCCTTAATCTCGAAGGGCACAAGGCTGCTGAAAAGGAGCCAAGACAATCTACCACAATTAAGCTGGGAGCGTATTTGACGTTGCCACGATACGAGGCTGTGGCATCACGCAGCCTGATTGAGCAATCACTGAGACAACTCAAAATAGAACTGACAACGAGTCAAGGTGTGTTCTGGGGCCAGTGTATGCAGCGTATGTTTACGAAGGCAGTGGCTGATGGCGTGGACTGGATTCTGTCACTCGATTCAGACTCACTATTTACCGCCGAGCAACTTAGCCAGTTGATGGACATCTTAGCTAGTAATCCACACATCGACGCACTAGCGGCGTTGCAGTGTCGTCGTGGATCACCGTATCCGTTACTCACGACAGGATCAGGTGTAGACGATCAAGCGATCGAAATCAGCAACCAGCCTTTTAAGGTAACGACAGCCCATTTTGGATTGACTTTGATTCGCGTCGATGCGTTACGAGACGTAGATAAGCCGTGGTTTTATGCGAAGCCAGAAGATGATGGCAACTGGGGCGATGAGCGAATGGATGACGATATATGGTTTTGGCATCAATGGCGAAAAGCGGGCAAGACGATTTACGTTGCACCATCAGTATCGATCGGCCATCTTGAAGAAACAGTCGTGCAATTCAACGACGCGATGGAGCCGGAGCACATGTATGTGCAGCAATGGCGGGAGCAATACCTAAAATGAGCAGTATAGAATTCATTCGCGGCTGGCAAGGTCGCGCGATAGGCAGCATTAACACGACATTCGGGCCTGGCATGATGGCTACACTCGTAACACATGGATTCGCAAAATGGACGGAGTTACAAGCTACGGCACCAGCTTCCAATACAAAGATCCTAACCGATACGAGCAGACCGATAGAATGCTCGTCAGAACATTGACGATCACGAGCGAGCCGGCGATCGAACCGATAACGCTGGAGCAATTGAAAGATCGGTTGCGAATCGGATCAACGTGTGATTTCGACGCAGAGTTGTCAGCGATCCTGACGACAGCACGCAAACAGGTTGAGGCAGACACATACCGGCGACTGATCCAGCAAACGATCATAGGCAGGCTTGATGGGTTTCTGTCGGTGCGTGAAATCGAGTTGAGAATAGCACCAATCAGCAGCATCACGAGCATTAC